TTGTATAATTAATAAATTCATCCATTGAGTTTATTCTTACTTTCATATCTGCCCATGCCCAAACTTGTTTATATTTTGGATTTGCAATTTCTGAATTATCTGTTAACCCTCTTTTCACGCCCGAATCGGTGGCATAATTTTGCTTATCTGAAATAATATTAAAATAAACATAGTCAGCAATTATATAATAAATGCCTTCGTATTTTTGCAAATAATCATTACCATCTGTATATTCACCACCATCACGCAAATCAACCCATTTTTGGTCTGGAGTCCCAGCTAAAGCACTTTGGAAATCTCTTGCTAATTCATATCCTAAAATTTCGTTTAATATTTCAGGTTCATGTTTGTCAATAAAAAACTGCCAATCTGTAATATTATCAATTGGTAACTTTAATTGGCCTTTTTGAAAAAATGTATGGTCTATTATGCTCATATTAATTATCTATTAAAACAATATCAAAACCTGCACTTATTGAGTTCTCCAACGCATTAGGTGATGCAATTGATTCAACCCTCATCTCTATATCTGTCCTGCCCATAAATACTTCTGGTTCAGTATATTGGTGTTGGTATGGGATTGGCGAAAGAGCACTAAGCGAACTTATATGCTTTGTTCTGAACACCTTGCCCTCATTCCGTGATACTAATCTAACAACATAATTAGATGCCTTATTCCCGCCTGATGTAGCCATATACCAATCTCTCATATACCCTGTCTTGCCATTCGGAATAGTATATATTGCCATCAACGTCTGTTGGTTTGTAGGGTCAATTATAGCTCTAATTTTAGTTTTATCTGTAGGAACGCCAGCGGTTAATGAAGTGTTAACATAAACTACAACATGACCACTTAAATCAGTACTATTGTCATTAAACGCTCTGAATATCCTTATTAATGGTGTTGTTAGTGCGACTCTTGTTTGTCCATTTAAAGTTATAGTTTGATTTACTAAATCCCAGTTTGGATCTAATCCTTGAATTGAGATTATTTGCGTGTCTAATGCATTACTTGATGAAATAGAATCAATGTCGGCTGTTGTAGAGTAAACATAATTCATTAACTCCCATGCAGTACCATCTTCGGCTCCATCCCATATAGTCACCTCCCCGTCTACTGTATCAAAGTCTTTTGCATTCCCGAATTTATGAACAAATGTAGTACCTATAACATCACCTTTTGCAATTGCCAGCCCACTTTCGGCATCAGTTGTCTTAAGGTTGCCGCTTTTTGTTGCTGCAATATTTCCTAAAATATTGCTACCATTAAATTTAGCAGATAATACTGCCTTTACTAATTCTGCATCATCATCATTCGCTATATCATCCTGTACTCTATGGCTTGAAGGTTTTCCATTGCCTTTTTTTAATATTACTTGTAATCTGAAAAATGATTGTGCAATTGAGCCATTAGTATATACTATTCTAAAGTAGCTAGCCCCTGCTTGAACAGAAAAAGTTTTTCCACTATTTGCATTTATAGTGTATTCATCAGTATGATCCCAATTAGTGCCATCTGAACTTTGCTGTATTGATAATCCATTGGTTGCACTTGCAACATCGCTTTTAGTTGTAATATATATAATTCCATAATCATTAATCTCAGTAGCCATACCAATAAATGGCTCATCAATAACTAAAGGTGTATTAGTTGAATTGTTCGAATCTACAATACCATTGTTAGCTATACTTACATTCATAGTATTATTAGTGAATTCAATTAGCTCACCATTAGAACCAACAAATGAAACGACTTGAACAGTCCGTTTAAGACCATCAACATCAACTATTTCTATGGGATTATTAAACGTTTGCAATTATTTTATTTTAATGTTCTTTTCTGTTACTTTTTCTATCTCTATTTTTTGGGTTTTTTTTGATTCTTTTACAATACCCTTTTTTATCAATGGAAAAGCAAGATTGTCATTTAATTCAATAACACTGCCTGCTATTTGTTTTCCAAATGTTTTTAAAACTTCTACTTTCATCTTTTTTATTTTAAATCAAGTGGAGAATTAACCCCACTTGATAAGTTTATATTTATTATGCTGCGTTTACTGCGTCAATTATAACTTGTAAAGCTGCTGCATTCGCTACACCTGTAGCTGCTGCAACTGCAACTATGTAAGCTGCTAGATTTGCAGGTATTACAGTAGTCCCACCAGCATTAACCATCATCTGAATAGTCATTGCACTTGCATCTGAACCAACAGCATAACCATTAATTCTAGTTAAAGAAGCGGCTGCATTTTCATTAATAATAGCTAAATCAGCATCTAAGCTACTTGACCAGATATTTGCATTTACATTTTGAGACCCATATGCATAACGAACATAGAAAACAAAAGTAATTTGCATTTTTTCTAAATCATCCGAATTAAATCCAGAAACAACAGAAATATTTTGGCGGATACCAATTCTATTTTTATTTGTAACTGAAACTAACAATTGATTTTCAAGTATTCTTGATTTCTTAACCGCCATACCGTAAAGATTAACAGCAACGCCGTTTGCTCTAGTAATTCTGGAATCAAGTACAGCATCATTAGTAGTAGATTTTAAGGATGCAATTACTTTCTGCATTTTTTGTCCCATGAAAACACCATTACCTTCATAATCTGCTGTCTGGCATTGGTCTTGCATCCACATTGCAAGGTCTACATAATTTGCAGTTCCTGCGCCAATACCTGCATATGCTAATGGATTAAATTGAGTACCACTATTTGCGTTCATCGCTCCCCAAGGTGCTGTGCTATTATCTCCACCAGTAGTTAGAATGTTCGCATCCATTAACTGCTTAATTTGGTCTGGAACTATTTCTTTTAATCGACCAACTATTTCAGTAACATCGTCATTCTCTTCCCATGAAATAGTTGCTTTCGCAGCTGCCGTAAAGATTTTAAATTCTTTCGACTTCAATTTCATTGAAACCAATGTAGTAGCTACACCCTCAGCTCTAATAGCTGGTGCACCTTCTAAATCATACTCAACAATTAAACTCATTTGAGTTGAACGTGATGTCGGTCTGGTTTGGAAAAACTCGGTAACATGGTCATTGGTATTAGCTGGAATTTCATCCCTTCCCATAACTCCAAAGTCAGTAGGAATAGCATTCCCTGTAACATCTGCACTTGTTATAATGTGAGCTGCTTTAAATTCAGGTTTTTTGCCATCAACGTCCCCGAATTTTCTATGTGGCGCCGAGCCTGCCGTTACTACTTCATTTCCTTTTTCGTCTTTTTCAATTGAAAACCCACCATTTTTCAAAGCTTCTTTGATTGCTAAAGCAAAATCATCTTCTTTAACATCAGGTTTGTTTGAATTGATATGAGAAAAAGAATTAATTGTTTCCCCTTGCTTCGCTATGATAGCGTTTAACTCGTCAACAGATGTTTTAATAGCTGTTAAGGCTTCAGAATTTCCTTCTAATTCTTTAATCTTTTCATTAATTTTTTCAAAATCTTGTTTTACATTGATTTCGCCTTCTGCATTTTTTTCTAATTGCGATTTCAAATCATTAAACTGGATATCAAAAGCTTTCTTGATGTCTGCTTTTATATCGTCAACTAATTTTAATTCCTTTTCGTCCATTTTTCTATAATTTATTTATTAATACTTTTGTGCCAATTTTCAATGAATGATTTATTCTGAGTGTCCTTAATAATGAACGGCGTTTGCATTAACGTGTCCTTGACAGACGGCTCATTTGTATACATTTCATTGATAATTTGCTTTAATTGTAATATTTCTAAGTCAAATTGCTTTTTATTCTTATTTAATTTATGAATATTATCTAATCTACTTTGAAAATCTAATAGATATGTTTCTTTGTTTGCTGATTTACTTCCCAAATAGCCAGTAAGTTTATTGCTGCCAAAAGTTACAACACTACCTTCAAACAATTTATATTCCTTAACAACAAAGAAAAAATTTCGCTCTTCTGCTGCTTCTGGATTAATTGCCAAAGGATAATACTTTTCCCAATTAAATGCATAATCATCCACATCTGAATCCTTTTCTGCAATAGTTATATCAACATACTGAAAACCAATTGAGTGCTGAGTATAAACTCCTGTTTGATATTTTATTAAATGTCCATCTGAAATACCAGGTGGTAAAAATCCTTCAAAATATAA